TTATGTCCAATATGTCTGCGTTTCTAAGCCTGTTGCTCTTAGATTTCAATATAACCCTCACTATCGCCCGAATCTCGTCTTTAGATAAATCGGGGTTTAGGATTAGTAGTTGGTTGGGAATGGGTAGTCTTGGCATTATATTGATATACTACAAAGTGGTGTTTTAACCCTTGAAATCAAATTACTTGAAACGTGAGTGTAAATGGCGGTTGTTTTTACATTGCTGTGTCCGAGCAATCGCTGAATGATGTTTATGTCTGTTCCGCTCTCCACTAAATGAGTTGCGTGACAATGGCGGATAAGATGAGTGTAAACCCTTTTGTTGTCTATTCCCGCTTTTTGAGCCAGTTGTTTTATCACTTGACCAACCGACCTTTCGCTGTATTGCAATTCATCTTTCCATCCATTTAGGACGTATTCTTTTGACTTATATTCTCTCCAATATTTATCAAGAAGTTCTGTGAGCTTTAAATCAAGCGGGACTTGCCTGTCCTTTTTTCCTTTAGCCTGAATAATATTTATCACCATTCGTGAGCGGTCAAGATGAACCCACTTAAGATTTATAAGTTCAGACACTCTAAGCCCACAAGAATAAAGGAGCGCCAAAATCACTTTGTGTTTTATATTTTCACACACATTAAACATTCTTTGAATTTCATCAACAGATAAAACAATGGGTAGTTTTTTTGATGACTTTGGATATTCTACCCTATCCAATTTATCAGGCTGATTTCCGATTTTGGAATAAAACAATTTTATAGAGCATAGGTAGGCTCTATGGGTGTTTGTCTCTTTAAATTGAGCGAGAAACTTTTTTATCTTTTCTGCCGAAATTTCACTTGGCTTTGTTGCCTCTTTTTCAAAGTGAGTTAAGAATTTTCCAAGACACGAAACATAATTCTTAACGCTCTCTGGAGAATACCTTTTGTACTCCATCCAATCGGAGAGTTGTTTGGTGTAGTTTCCGACGTTCATTGTTTATTTGTTTAAATTTTAATCAATTACGAAGCTAGATTACATATACTAGTTATAGGTAATTGCTTACCCACCGCACTCCAAAGTTTTGAGTAAAAAATAAACAGAAGCCCTTGCATCATCTAATGGGTTATGCTTCCGTAAATCTTTAATTCCGCACTCTTTTACACGGTCTAAATCAATATCTACAATGGTGCTAATATCCTTTAATGGATATGGCATATTCCACTGCCTTGCCTCAAAATCATCTTTTACAATTTCGGTCAAAAAGTTTGTTTCTACTGGAAAATTGCAGTCGCTCCAAATCTCGGCAGTGTCTTTGTGCTTCATGTAAAATTCGTAAAAAGCATCACGTAATTCACGGTCAGTATTGCACCATGCCATATCCTGCAAATGTGGTATTACGTTGCCTTTTGCCCAATCGTTTGCAAGGGCTTCACCCTCTTTGCTTAATAATTCAAAGCGGTCAACTTCTGTTCCGCCTCTGTTCACTACAATAGCACCAACGGCAAATCCGCTACCGTGTAAATTCGTGCTTTCTACATCAAATACTAAAATGTTTTGTTTCATCTGTTTATTTTTTAATTGTTAATAATCCTTTTAATGCCAACGCAAAGCAACTACCTATAACAGCACCTAATGGCTATTTTCCTTCCCACTTGCAGACGCTCACAGCCATTAGCCGCAAAACGTTAGCAAACATTAAAACGATTTGCTAACAGGGGCTATAAGAAATAAACCCCTGCCAGCGCACCGTTAGAAACCTACTCGTTTTGGCTTTCGTGAATCCAGTTTTCAATGTCAGCATGATGAACCTCTTTTAGAGAATCTTCTACTGGCAAAGGATTTTGAACTCCGTTTTTGATTGCCTCATCGTAGGAATCTTGAAATCTGGCTTTTCGTTTTTCAGACAGCAAGTAAGAGCCAAAACTCACAAGGTCTTTTCTGTTAAAATAAGTAACCATTTTCTTTTATTTTTTCATGGTACTTGCCTACTCTTGAAAGGATTTTCGGCATCCTCCTGTCCACCCCACAAAAGGGGTTTACTATCTTATAGCCCCGATACGTTAGGTGCAATAAAAAATAAATTTCCCACCGCACCTGTACCAATCAGCATTCTACTTCAAATTAGCAGTAACTTGTTCGGCTACTCTATCAGCATATTCTTCAATCTTTTTAGCTATTTTTTCAGATACGGCTTTTTCAATTGCTCTTTGAGTATCCCATTTAACAATAGCTTGATGAACAACTTTTGCTAATTCTGCTTTTGTTGCCTCTCTAACTTGTTGCACAAAATTATCTCCTTCGCAAAGGTCATTTAGTGCAAGTTCAATTCCTTTTGCAATTTGTGCCTCTACGTTTCCATTGTGCAACTGAACTTGTTGTATCATTTTTTGAGCATTGATGCCAAGTTCTAATCTAATGTTTACTAATTCGTTCATTTTAATTTCGTTTTTAAAGCCCACGCTAAATTTATTTTTTACAGACACCTAACAGCAGGTAGGCAAAATGCCGCTATGAGCCTGAGTGCTTCGATATTTACATTTGTGGTAAGCGGCACTATCGCCTACCTGCAAAACGTTAGCAACAAGCACTACCGAACTGCTAATCCGATAGTGTGTTGCTTTTAATTTAGTTTTTATCATAGTATTCAAAAACCTTGTCTAATTGTTTCGGGTCTTTTAGAATAGTATAATAGCAATCACCAAAACTATCTTCGATATAATGCAAATCTCGTTGTTCTGCTTCTTCTTTTGAAATTGGAATACGAACCACATCAATATAAAAAGTTTTTGGTTTGAATGGGAATTTTACAAATTGGCTACTTCCAATCAATTCAAAATCTTTATCATCAATATAAACTCTGCCGGTAAAAGTGTCATATTCTTCTACACCTTTCCATACAATGGCATCTAAGTAATGGGCTTTGCTTTCAGTCCCATCTTTAAATAAAGCACTACATCTATTGTTTTGGTACATGATTGAACCATCACCCATTCCAGCCACATCAACCCACTCGCTTTCATGTCCAGTTACATCACAAATTGGTTCTTGTAGTAATAGTTTTTTAACTGCTTTTGAAATTGCTGTTGCGGTGTATGGCGCAGAACAACCACTTTGTCCACTTTTACCAAATTTCTCACATAAAGCGAGGATTTCTTTTGCGAAAGGTGTTATAATCGCATCGGGTACTGTTGCTGCAAGAATATCTAATTCTCGCTTTGCAAATTTCTGTGTATTTGTCATTTTATATATGTGGTTCGCCTTTACACCACAAGGTTCTAAATTTCTACTTTTAATCCGTGCCAGTTGCTAACAAAGGCTATAAAACATAGCGGTTGTAGTGCAAACTTTTAAGGTAGTGGCTCGTATGTAGCTTCGTGCTGTGCGATAAGTTCTCGCTTCGTACTCCGCTACGATTTTATAGCCTCGACCGTTATACATACTTATACTTAAACAAGTCAAACAAGGTTTCAAAAAGGAGCAGGTTTATCTTCAAATTCAATTTTCGGCGGTTCTGTGTCGTTTGGGTCATAAATCCAAGGGGTGTTATTAAACGAAGGAACTCCCCCGTAATACTCATTAAACCGCCCTGAATCTATATCGTATTTAAACTCTACATACCCATCCTTGCCCCAATACGAGTTTTTAATCATATTAAAATAGGTTTAAGTCAGTTATTTGCATGAATTCTCCATAAAATTTAACAGGCACTTCCCCAGTCATTAAGCCCCTACCTTTGGCTATATCAAACATCATTAAATTGTTAATGTCTAAGCGCCTATTCCCAAACTGATACCCGTCTTTGTAGGTTTCCCTATACATTTCTGGTCTGAACAAAAAACAAACCAAGTCAGCATCTTGTTCTATTGAGCCCGACTCCCGAAGGTCTGAAATAATTGGTCGTTTATCCGCCCGCTTTTCACACTCCCTGCTTAATTGGCTTAGGGCTATAATTGGTATTCCTAAATCTTTAGCCAGCCCCTTTAATCCCCTGCTTATCGTGCTAATTTCCTGCTCCCTATTTCCTTCCTTCTCCCCCTTCATTAATTGCAAATAGTCAACGATTATTAATTTAATTCCGTGTTCATAGTGCATTCTTTTGGCCTTTGCTTTTAAGTCTGAGATTGTTATCCCTGAGCTGTCATCAATATAAATTGGTGAGTCTATTAGTTTTGAGCAGTTGCCCCCCATTGCATTAAGCTGATGCCTGTCAATCCTTTTTTGATTAATTAGAGTAGAGTTGATATTAGATTCTGAGCTTGCCAACCTGCCTACTAATTCTAAAGCGGTCATCTCTAGGCTGAATACAGCCACTGGAACACCATTAAGCGCCGGAAACTTAGCAAATTGTAATGCGGTGGCGGTCTTTCCCATGCCCGGCCTTGCCGCTAATATTATCAAATTGCCATTCTGCCATCCCCCAGTTTGTTTGTCAATGTCACGAAGCCCACAAAGCAGTCCTGTCGGCATACCCGAATCCTGAACTTTTCTAATTTCATCTATCATTTTAACAAACAAATCACCAACCAATGGAATGCGAGCGGTTTTAATGTCGGTTAATTGTGATGTGGTTACATTAAATTTATCTATCAGTTCAAATGGGTCGGCTTCTGGCTGTTCTGCCTCGCTAACTAAGATTTCTGCCGCCAACTTTAATTCCCTTAGTATGTATAGTTGGTGTAGCAGCCTAACGTGAGATTCTAATGTTACTGGATTATATCCCTTTTCTGTTAATTGAGCAATAAAATAAGCTCCGCCAACTTCCTGTAATAAGCCGTCTTTTTTAACCTTCATGGTAACGGTCATTAGGTCTATTCCTTCATTATCATTTAAAAGACTCAGGATTGCTTTATAAACAACCCTATTGGGAAAATGATAAAGGTATTCTGGCTTTAGTATTGAAGAGATTGTGTTACAATTTTCTGGGTTATTTATTAAGGCCGACAAAACCGTTTCCTCTAACTGTTTGTTTTCGTGAATCATATTAATGCCCTTCTGGTATTGGTTTGTGTCTGTATCTTATTTTCATCTTTGAACCATATTCCAACAGCTTTTTGCTTCCAATTTTTCACTTGGCTACCCTTAGAGTCTTTCCATTCTGCCGAGGAATAGTAGTCATAGAATTTACGAGCCGCCGAGTCGGAATAGCCTTTCTCTGAGAAATAGGCAATAACATCCTCCACTAATGGCGGCTTAAAGCTGTTTTTAGGCTTTTTGGCGGCGCTTTGTTGGCTAAGTGATAGAACTATACCCCCCGATTCATTAATGCGGTAGGAATAGGATTTACCGCCCATGTCAAATATCTCTCCTTCGGCTATCTTTTTCATTACAAATTTGTAATAGTTTAAATAAATGTGATTTCCTTACAATTTTGTAAGGATTATTCTGCATTCACTTCGGGCTCAACCACCGATTCAGCGGTTTCTTCTGGTTTTGGGATAGACTCCTTAAACTTAGTCCAATTCTCAAATTCCATCAGAAGGAATTGAAATACGTTGCTAATTTCTTTGGATGACTTATTTGCGCTTTTCAGGGCTCGGTCAAGGGCGTATTTGTTCTTGTCCCCCTGCGCTTTTTGGCGGCTGTTAGCGAAGTGGTCAACAATAGTTTGAGCCACAGATGAAGCTATTGCCACAGCCCCTAAGTCGTTTTCAATGTTTTGGTCGTAATTAAGCGACACTTGCCCGCCATCTGTTTTAGATAGGGTGAAGTTGATTGTTCCTTTAATCTCAGTCATGGTTATTTTTGGTCAAATTTAGTGAATTATTGATTAAGTTCTTTTTCTATTCTTTTTTTGAACCACTCAAACACCCTGCACGGGTCATTTTCATAATTAGTTATATCAGCCCAAGCGTGCCAATCTTCCAAAACCAACTCCCAATCAATCCCCGTCTTAATCGGTTTTAGATTAACATTCCCGTTTTTAATTATCTCTGCTTTTTTCATTCTAATTCTTTTAACATTTCGTCAATAGTTTTTTGTCTGTCTTCCTCTAAGGCCAATATACAAACCCAACACATATTTTTAATTGCATCCATTTCTGGAATGTAGAATTGTGTGTTTCTTATACATCTTAATGCAATAATTGCATCTTCATAAGACGGCCACTCAACTGATATTTCTTGCTTTTTCATATTGTCATTTTAAAATTTCTTCCTTCGCTCTATTTCGGCAATTGGCCACTTCACTACGTGCAAGTGCCAACCTGCCGATAACTTGCAATTTGCGCCATAGAAAAAACGGCGCAAATTTTTCAGTTAGGTACAATATTTTTAAACCCTCCCCGCCTGTGTGTAGTGTTACTCATTAGTTGGGTCATTAGGTAATTTCATATAATGTGATGGATGAATTACGTCATCCGAACCATTGTCAGCTATCCAAATGCCATTGTAATTTCTATAAAAAGCGGTTCTTATTTTATTATCTTCAATCCAGTTCGGGTCGTAAACTAAATATTTACCGCCTTTTATATCAACTCTTTTATTTACGCTAATCCATTCAATTTTAGCATATTCTTCCATAGCCTCGCAAATATCTTTAATGGTCAAATATTTTACTAAAGGAATATTTTTGCGCTTTTTAGTCGCTATTAAAATTTGTCTTGCTGTTTTCATTTATTTAGTGTAGTACTCATTAGCTTTATCTTCTGGTAAATTAAATATACCTAATCCAGTTTGTCCTCTTTCAAATCCTTGTTCATACCCATTTTTAAAAGCCTCTTTTGCAAACTCATTCATTGCATTAATCATAATTTTATATTCAGAACCTTCTTTATTTAATCGAGTTCCTTTACACAGTAAAGTAGCTTCTTGTAATACCTGTTCGGCTGTTTTCATAATAATGTAATTTTATTTTTTAATTTCTCCCCTTCTGTTTAAAAATTACAGACTACTAACAGCACCTAAATCGCAACTCCGCTACGCTACGCAGCGTTTAGCTGCAAAACGTTATCCCGTAGTCGGGTCATCCTTTCTATTATCTATTAACTCAGCTTTATAGATACGGTCAAGGGCTTCATTAACCATTCCTTCTAAATCAATAATCGGTCTTGAGCCATCCCACAAAAAAGGCTCAAACGCTTGTTTTGCGCACCCGGCGGCGTCTATTATTTTGTCATAATAAAAAATAGTTATTATTCCCTTGGCGGTTTCTACGCAAGTAAAGTAAACATCCTTCTCCTTAATAGTATATCTAAAGTCCCCGTTTACATTATCGCAGTAACTTTCTATTAAGTAGTTTACGATTGCTTTTAATTCTATTGCGTTCATGGTTTTTATTTTTTTATTCTGTAAATTGGTTCTTGAATTAACTCAATATTTGGACACTTGCCTATTGATTTCTTTTTTAAATCTACAATATAAGCAAGTGCGATAATTAACAAAACCCAAACATAAATTAACCTTACCATATTATAAGGCAATAAAAGCAAATCTTTATCTTTATAGATTGGTATTGCTATTGATAGCGAAAAGTCTATTATAAATAAAATAGACAAAAGTATAATTTGTAGCGTTGTCATGGTTTAATATTCTCCTGAGTTTAAGTGGCCTTTGTAGATTCTTATTTCTTCATTATAATAACACGCAAAAAAATCACCATTAATTGGGCATTTTCCTAAATAAATTATTTTTACAAATGAACTTGGGTCGCTTTTAGGCTTAACCCATCCGTTATCTTTGTTAAGATTATAAGTAAACTCAACTGGCTTTTTTGTTTCCTCTTTTGGTTGTTCGATAAAAATTACTTTTTTCATTGGTTTGGTTTGTTTATATTAGATTAACTCGTCTTATTGGCTTGTTTAAATAACAGCAATACATACAGTAGTTTAAATACTCTTTTGCTGTCATGTACGGCTTCCATTCTATCTTTTTCATTGGTTTTTATTTTTCAAATATTAAATAATAAACTAAAGCCCCTATAAGGAATAAAAGAATAATCCATGAGGCGTGTAAGATTGTTTCCATTAGTTAGGGATTGTTACTTCTGCTCTTAAAACAGATTCAATGTTAATGGCCTGTTCATCCTGGCCGTCAATATAAGCCAATTCAAGTCTTAACTCGATGGTCCTTTTAACTTCGGCTGGTAGGTTTACACCGTAAGCATTACAAGCAAAATCAATATCTGCCATGTAGCTTTTAATTGTTTCTTCTTTGTTCATGGGGTTGGGGTTATTTATTTTTCTCCAATTCACTTAAAAACTTTAGTAGCTTCTTTCTGCCCGATTCAAAATTTTTAGTTTTAGCTTTTGACCTAACCATTTTGTCGTGCATAAGGGAAAAGCATATTTCCTCTAATTCTTTTGCGCTTAATGTTTTCATCTTGTTTAGTTTTATGGTGTAAAGATACGGTGTTAATTTGGTTTGTCAAGGGGAAAAGTGTTAAAAGGTAATAATACTTATTAACAATCGGATTGTTCATAACTTAATTACCAAGTATTAAGAATAATTACCTATATTTGTAAAAAATATCTCACCATGACAAAAGTAAAATTAGACAAAAAGGTTATGAAAACAGTTAAACTTACAGCCGATTTGGTTGCTAAGATTGACAAAAAAGCCGCTAAGGAAAAGCGCACACCCCATTATCTTATGGTTGAATGTTTAGAAAGGGCGTTTAAATGAAAACAGAAACAATCACAATTAACCCAGAAGCACTAACCAATTTAATCAATATTTTAAAACAACGTAAAACAAAGAAACCATGAATTTAACAGGAATAGTAAAACAAGTGGGCAAGACCCAAGTATTAAGCGACAAGTTCTCAAAACGAGAACTAATCCTAAAAACCGAATACGATACTAAGTACCCTCAGTATTTAGTGATTCAGTTCACAAATAAGAACGTTCTAAAACTTGACGGTATTAACGTTGGCGAAGTGGTAAACGTTGGTATTAACTTGCGTGGCAGGGAGTGGAATGGCCCCGAAGGAGTTAAGTACTTTAATAGTATTGAGGGCTGGTCAATTTCCAAAGGAGAGGAAGTTACGCAGCAACCTGTCGCACAAAGTGAACCAAATGACGATAGTAACCAATTACCTTTTTAGTCATGGAAAACAAGCTATTAGAGTTTCAGAAAAGGATACAGGCCATTAAGAAAGATGGCAAAAATCCACACTTTAAAAACACTTACGCAACCCTTCAACAGATATTGAGCGAGGTTAAACCAATCCTTTCAGATTTGGGATTAACACTGATTCAACCGATAGCTGATAATGCGGTTAATTCAATTATTCTGGATGGTGAAAAAACACTTATTCGTTCTTTTATAGAATTGCCATCCGGACTAAACCCACAACAAATCGGTTCTGCCATTACTTACTTCAGGCGTTACACCCTTTCATCCCTATTGGCTTTAGAGATTGAAGATGATGACGGTAACGCAGCGAGCAACCCAACACCCAAACCAGCACTAAACATTAACACCGAAGTCTACAAACAGGCCGTTAAGTTTATTAAGGATGGCGGGTCATTGGATGCAATTTCAGCTAAGTACTATCTTTCAACAGACGTAGAAAGCCAACTTAAAAAAGACGGTGGAATTTAACCCTGAGTTTATACCCGAATTTACACCTGAATCAACCCATGAGTTAATTGATACTTTAGACGGATTGTTACAATACGCCAGTATTTCAGAAGAAAGAAAAGCTATTTTGTACCGTCAAATCTACTCAATGAATTATGAGGAATGTATCAAACTCATGGTTGAACTTCAGGAAAAGCAAATAGACCGTATTACAGGGGGTTTAAATTACAACATGACCGAAATCATTAACCACTTAAAAAAGATGAAAAATGTTTAATAAAAAGAAAATACAGGAATTAGAAGACCGAATCTGGCAACTTGAAAATCCACCAAAATATAAAATTGGGGATAAGCACAATGGTGGAATTATTTTTGAGGTTAAGTTTAGGCCCAAAACCACTTTTACACTTTTTTACGAACATATTGTGGTGAGTCCAAATCACTATGAATACAAAGCATTAATTAAAGGCAAAATAATAAACTTTGTAATATGACCGACTTAGAAAAGGCTTTAAACCACATAACCGACTACATTAAAAAGTACCGGGAAACTGAACCAAATGACGGGGAAAGCCTAACCGCCATCCTTCAGCAAATAACAGCTACTCTTTTTTACTTAGAAAAAGAAAGGGCTAAGTATCATTCAACATTTCAAAACACTATTAACAAATTAGTGTTAGCGGGCGATAGTGTAAAGAGTGCTGAAAATAAAGCAAACGTACAAGTACCTGAAATGTATCTTTTAAGAAGGGTAATGGATTCGGCCTATACTTGTTGTGATGCGATTAGAACTCAGATTTCCTGGATTAAGTCTGGATTAATAAACACAAATTAAAAAAACCATGTCAAAATTTGACCCAAAAACAAGAGAGCAGGCATTTGCCTATCAATTTGAGGATGATGTAAAAAAACTAAAATCGCTTTCACTTTTAAATAAAGAAGCGTTTAAGCAAAAATTATCCACATTACAGGCTCATATTGATGCGTATCATAAGCTTGAAAAGTTTAGTAAATTTAATAATGAAACAACTAAAGCCTAAGTTTTGCCGGAACTGTTTAGACCAGTTTCAACCATACAAATCAACCGACACCCTATGTTCTTTTCAATGCTCAGTAGCTTATAAAGAAAAGCAGGAAATAGAAGAAAGGTTTAAAAAGATTGAAGCTAAGGTAAGGGAAAGAGATAGTGTTAAACTACTAACTAAATTAGCCAAACAATTAGCGCAGAAATGGGCAAGGATTAGAGATGCTCAACTTCCGTGTATTTCGTGTGGAACGACTAAAAGCATTGAGTGGCACGGATGCCATCTTTATAAATCTGAACTTTACTCCGGTGTTAGATTTGACGAACTTAATTTAGCACGCGGCTGCAAAAAATGCAACGTTTTTCTGGATGGCAACGAGGTGGGATATGTTAAAGGATTTATCGAGCGACACGGATTAGAAGCGTTCAATGAGTTATCTAAAAAGGCAACCGAAACAAAGAATAAAAAGTGGTCGGTACCAGAACTAAAAGAAGTGATTAACTATTATAAACTAAAGATTAAAGACAATGAGTAAATTAAATTTACCCCCGTTTTATGTAGGACAAAAGGTGGTTTATATTACGGGTATAAGTATGCCAAAAAATTCAATCCATGTTGTTTTGGGTATTTGGAGGGCCCCCTGTGGGTGTTGGGTTGTTGATGTTTCTGAAAGCCCCAATTACGGACAATATAAGACAGAATGGTATCTTCTTTGCGCATCGTGTGGGAATCATTTCCAAGTAAGTAAACCAGAAAGGCAGGGTATTTTTGCAAGTTCATTCAGGGCAATTGATGAAGCCAAACCGCCGCTAATGACTTTCACCCAAATCAAAGAAACAGAAAAAGAAGAAATATTAATTTTAAACTAAAATCATGCCAGGAGTAAAAAGAACGCCTTTAGAGATAGGCAGAAAGTTCGGGTATCTTACAGTACTCGGAGATGGAAAAGACAAGCGAGAAGGTAAACAAACCGTCCGTATGGTACACGTAGAATGTGTTTGCGGAGTAGAAAAAGAAGTCAGGTATTCAACCCTAATGTACGAAATGGTTAAATCCTGCGGATGTAAGTCTAAAGAAATGGCTAAGGAAACAATGGATCGAAACCATTTAGCTTATGCAAAAATGCCAGTAGTAACAAGGGTAAGTGAGATTAAAAGAGAAAGAGATGTTAAATTAGCGAACATTGGTTTAATCGAACACGGACTATTAACTGGCAAACTCCCATCCAGTTATATTAGTTTAATGCATGAAAGGACAAGGGAGTTTTTAGACTTAAAATTTACAGGATAAAATTTGCATATCAAATAAATAGTTTGTATTTTTGTAAATATTAGTGTGGAAGCTAATCAACTCATTTAAACGAATAGCCTTTATTGTCGGGACTTCCACACCACAGTAAGGGCATTTTTATTTTATGGAAATTGTTTGTAAAAACTGCGGTTCTATTAACGACTATCGAACCGAAATGAAGAGCGGCCAAAATGTAGCCCATTGCAATTCTTGCGGAAAATACATTAAAAACATCCCTTACAATCCACACCCAAAACTATACTTTGGTAAGTACAAGGATAAATTAATTAAAGATATTGAAGATTTAAACTACCTTCAATGGTTAATAGATTCAAATGTATTAAAAGCTAATACACGCCAAGCTGTTATTGACCGGATTGCTCAACTTAAACTTTATGGTCAATGAGAAATTATAAAGAAAAAGGTAGGCTTGTTTTTAAGTTTTACAAATCTTACTTCGATGTTTTTGACAATTTAGAAACAGACAAGGATAGGGTTATGTTTATAAAAGCATTATGTGAAAGACAGTTTTTTGGTAAAGAACCCGAAGGGCTATCTAAGATGGCTCTTTTTGCATACACATCTCAAAAATATAACATTGACCTTCAGGTTGAGGGTTTTGAAAATAAAACAAAGCTGATACTCAATGAGTTAAAAGACCCTATACAAGGGGGTAGTGAACCCCCTATTGAACCCCCTTCAATAGAAACAGAATCAGAAACAGAATCAGAACCGAAAACAAAAACAGAATCAAAAATAGAAATACCCCCGCTTGAAGAATTTATTAAACACGCATTGGGTAAAAAACCAAATTTGGATATAGAGCATTTAAAATTAAAATACTTTGCATGGCTTGAAGCCGGATGGGTAAATGGGAATGGTAAAAAAATAAAAAACTGGAAATCAAATTTAAACAATACTATTCCATACATTAGCGAAAGTAAAAACGCAAAACAAATTAAGAAGCCCATTGTGGAGGATGGGAATGAATGGTAACAATTTTTAAAGATATTTGGTCTAAAGAACCAAACTACATTACGGTTGAGCAAGCACTTGCAAGAATAAAAAATGGGAAGTCCGCTCAGAAAGTTTCAGAAGTAAGAAACTGCATTGACAAGGAAAGGGCAAACGAACTTAAAAAACACCTACCATCCGTTTGCTTTTCTGGCAAGTTTGGAAATAACCGCACCGATTCGGATTTAATAGAACATTCTGGGTTTATTGTTTTAGACTTTGATAACTGTAATGTTGCAGAAAAGAAGAAAGATTTAATTCAAAATCCATGCATTTATGCTTGTTGGATTAGTCCGGGAGGAAATGGCGTTAAAGCATTGGTTAAGATTTCAGAGCCATCAAAGCACAAAGAACACTTTAAAGCACTTCAGGAAATATACCCCGAAGTTGATAAATCCGGAATAAATCCGAGCAGGGTTTGTTATGAGAGTTTTGATTCGGATATTTATTTCAACTTAGAACCCACTACTTTTGATAAATTTTTTGTGGACAAAAAAAGTCCAAACATTAAAATTGGCGTTTCTGAGGATGAAACCTTCCAAAAAATACTTAAATGGCTGAGTAACAAGGGGGATGCGTTTAGAACTGGGGAAAGAAACATATTTGTTTTTAAGTTAGCTTCGGCTTGTTGCAGGTTTGGTATAGATGAAATTGCCTCTATTTCGCAAATTAAGGCAATTTTAAGCACAGATAATACATTTTCGGTATCTGAGATAGAAAGAACCGTAAAGTCTGCCTATAAGTCAAATATGGCCGTTTTTGGTTCTGCTAAGTTTGACAATGAAATATTAACCGATAAGAAAAGTAAAAAAGAAGTTCAGTTTGATGAATCAATTTACGACTTAAATGTTCGGCCAAAGGATGTAATTTACGGTGAAGATGTAAAACAGGATGCAATTAATATATTTCTTAATGGTTTTGAATCAGCAATAAGCACTTATGTGCCACAACTTGACGAACACTTTAAGTTTAAGAAAGGGGAAATAACCCTTTTATCCGGAATAGGAAACTACGGTAAATCAACTTTTTTGAAGTATTTAATACTTTTGCAGGTTATAAAGGATAACAGAAAGTTTGCTTTCTTTAGTCCAGAAGATAATCCTGCTGCTGAGTTTTATCACGATTTAGTAGAAATGTATTTTGGTGCTAATTGCACTCCGGGATTTTTAGCAAGGCCGTCTCTTCAGGCTTATACCGCAGTTTACGATTTTATAGCAAAGCACATATTTTACATTTACCCAAAGGATATAGCACCAACACCCGAATACATTAAGGAAAGATTCTTAGAATTAATTATTAAAGAAAGGGTTGAGGGCTGTATAATAGACCCGTTTAACCAGCTTTCAAATGATTACAACTCAACAAACGGAAGGGATGACAAATATTTAGAAGTGGTGCTTTCTGACTTCGGAAGGTTCAGCCAAGTGAATCACACAATTTTTATAATTGTTGCACACCCCACAAAGATGCATAAACCTAAAGATTCGGATAACTACCCCGAACCGGATGTGTTTGATTTGGCCGGAGGCGCAATGTGGAACAACAAAATGGATAACATATTAATTTATCACAGGCCACTAAGAGGGGAAGACCCAAACAATTCTTTGGCTACAATTTGCAGTAAAAAAATAAGGAGGCAGAAAGTTGTGGGTAAATTAGGCTCTATTGAATTACAACTCGCAAGGGGGACAAGGCGTTATTTATTTAATGGCGAGGATGTTATGCAAAAACTCATAGCAGAAAGTTACGGGCAGGAATATGTTAAAACCGAACTTGAGGCCAATGAAGATTTTTTAAAAGAACCTTTCTAATATTAATTAATTTTAATACATTTGCAATACGATAACCAATTCAACACATTCTAAAAACGTGTATAAAAAACAGTAAAATTTCAACATGAAGAAAAAACCATTTAGAATACAAAGCGGTAATTTTGAAAAAGAGTGTAGGCCATCGGACGGTTTACCGCCGTTTGTTTTAAGCAGACAAATTAATTTAGCTGACCCGTCAATAAACACAGATATTTTGCGTGGTTATGGCGACTGCACCCATCCAAAAGACAGCCAATACATATCCGACGCTGGTTGTTATTGTCAGAAATGCGGAGAGGAAATAACTGTAAAAAGATGAAAACAAACAATTTATTAGGCTGGTTTATTATCCTATTTACCTTATCTCTATTTGCTTTATTAATAGGAACACTAAGAACAGAAGAAAAGCAGGGTAGACTAATTAAGCCCTTTCCTAAAGAGCATAACCCAAACCCACACCCCGAATGTGATTATTGCCGGGCGGTTTATGCTTATTCATTAAATGTTAATAATCACCATTATGGGGATAGTGTAAAATAAATTTGTTTAATTAAAAGTAATTAACTAACTTAGCAGAAAATATAAAACATGGCAAAGTACAACCTAAGCACAATAGAACTTAATCAGTCGGTTGAGTTTGAACTAACAGACCTAAACCCAATCCGGGCAACCGCTTCCAATTACGGAAAAAAGAATAACAAAAAATTTAAGGTAGAGAAAACACCAACCGGAGCAAAAGTAACCCGATTGACTTAATATCGACCATAAGGAAATAATTGACCAACACTTTAAATCGAACTTTACTTACTATGAGAAAGTTTGCAGGAATTATTATCGGGGAAGGTATCTGAAAGATGATCTCCTTCAGGAAGCCTACCTGGGAATGTTAAAGGTTAAACCAGATGTGATTGTTAAATTCAATGAATTAAACCGGTTACACAACATAGGGCTTTTAGTTATCAGAAGCCTCTACCAAAAAAGAAACCAATCAAAAAAAATTAAGTCATCCGGATGCAGCCCCCTATTCGAAACACCAGCAAGAGAGATTTATATAAACGGCCAGCCAATCAATTCAATAGAAGACAAACGCCATGAGTTAAGCGATGATTTCGAAGTAATGACCCTGCCAGAATGGGTTAGGGCATTTACGGGACATGAAGACAAAACACCACAAAACACCACGCCGGAGGAAATAGTAGAAACAATTGAACGCCTATTTGAATCAAACCGTTTACACATGGACCTTCTTATGAAGGCAAACGAACCTGGACTTAGTATTAATAAAATACACAAGGTAACCGGAATTGGTAGGGCCTACTTAACCAAGGTCTATAAAGAGGCGGTTCAAATTGTTAAAACTGAATTAAGAAATGAGTGAGTTATTTAAACACTACGAAGCAAACAAAGAACTATTTGACTTTTGGATTGAACGCCGGGAGAAACTTCAGATCGGGATGGCAATCTTAAAACCATTGGTAGAAGAATTTAAGAAACAAAACCCCGGAATGAGACCAGATTCATGCGCTGACTGTGTTATTGATGTGGTGATCTGGGCAAAGATTCAGTACAAAAACGAACTCAAAAAACAAAGTGGTGAAACCGTAAAAGCCACAAAACCAAAAAAGACGGTCAACTAATACAGGACTCATACGAATCAATATACTTTTGGAATGAATAAGGTTGGCATAAAGCCCCTCAGCGTAAACGATGCATGGCAGGGCAGAAGGTTTAAAACGGATGCCTATAAAAACTACGAGGGCGTGATGCTGGCCTATTTGCCTAAACTGAATCTGCCTGAGCCTCCTTTCAAATTGACTTTGGAATTTGGATTCAGCAGCAACGCCTCAGACTTCGATAACCCCATAAAGCCATTCGTTGACATCCTGCAAAAGAAATACAAGTTCAACGACAAAGACATCCATCAGGCCGTAATCAGCAAAAAGATTGTGCCAAAAGGCTCAGAATACACCAGCTTTTTGATTGAACATTCCGAAATATCGTATCTTTAGTTCATGAAAACACTTAAATACATATTCGTAATCTTAGCTTTTCTTTCATGCAAAAAGGAAGAAACAGAAAAAGAAACCAAACAAATTAATACTTATACCCTAAGCGTTAAAATAACCGGGTATAGTAATGGAATAGTCTGGTTAAATGGTAATACAGAAACGCCCCCTTTTGAAGTCAGCACCGGAGATGAGGTAAAAGTTGACTATCAAAACTTGCACTCATCAACCGGAAACTACACCTTCAAAATTTTAATACTCCAGGATTCAAAAGTTATTGGGGAGTGTAGCTCTTGCACCAGGTACTTACAAACTTTTTATATTCAGTAATGGCCAGGCCTCACGGAACTAAATACATAAAGACACCAGAAGAACTATTAAAACTTTGGGATGACTACAAAGCACAGGTAGAGTCAGACGAAATAGAACAGGCTACCGCAAAAGGCGAAGTCGTAACCCTGAAAGTTAAAAGACCACTATTAAGAAGCGGATTTGAAAGCTACGTTTACCGTACACTGGGTATTTCCGTCCACAGCTACATAGACAATGATAAGGGTTTGTATTCAGATTATTCGGGAGTCGTTACGTGCATGAGGAAAGAATGGGAGACTGACCAAGTAAGCGGAACGATGACCGGCAAGTACAAAGCCCAAAGTTTAACCGCAAGATTAAACGGGTACACCGACAAAACAGAAACTAAGGTAGAGGGTGAAATATCTATTAAGCAGATCACCGGCATGGAGATTAAATGAAGCTGACCTTTGACACTTCGGGAAACGAGAAACAAAAAGAAGCCTGTCGGTATTGGCTCGATAAAGAAACATTTGAAATCATTTATGGGGGTAGCAAGGGTTCCGGAAAGAGTTACCTAGGCGCACAGTTAATATTTGCGGATGCCCTAATCTATCCGGAAACCCATTACTTCATTGCCCGTAAAGCCCTGAACGATTTAAGGAAGTTCACCATTCCTTCGGTTCACGAGGTGTTTAACCATTGGGGCCTTAATTCAAATT